TCTCTATTTCTAAACCAAAGCGTCCATGCAGTCCGTGGGAACATGGGTCCTTCCTGGGCTCCTGGGAAATGCGGAACAGCGAGGCGCAAAGAGTGCGCATTTTTGTGCGGAAATTTTGTGCGGAAAAATGGAACGCCGGCGCTTTTTTGTGTTGCTGCAGCCGGGGTCCAGCCGGGGCCGAGCCGGGTGCAGGCCGGAGCGAAGCCGGTGGAGGTTCGGGCCTGGTCCTGGGCACATCCGGTCCAGGGCCAGGTGGCAGGTAGAGGATTAAAAAATAGTGATTCGTCAGGAGTGACATGAGCCAGAAAGGGACAGCAAAAAAGGGCAGCCAAAAGAACCAACAGGCCGTCGATTCAAACTTCGTCATGCAGTGCCTGTGGTCTGAATCCATGGGCGACGGACTTTTGTATGCTGCCCTGCACAATGGCAAGTATGTCTATAACAAGGCGTCAGGAGAATGGATGCATTGGGACGGCATCTGCTTGCGCCGGGATGTCATGGACTGGGCTCTGGCTGACGTTGAAAACGTTGCCCAGAGATACGCCCAAGAGCTGCCGAATATCCAGGAAAGCATAAACAAGGCAGCCGGCGACGGCAATAAGGACGAGCAAAAGATGTACGAGGCAGTTCGGGATGCTGTAAAGACCAGGATAAAAAAGCTGCGCAACAAAACCGGACGTCAATCCTGCCTGGAGTTCGCCCACACCTCCCCTGATAAACAATCTCTGGCCATAGAGGGCACCGAGCTGGACCAGGATCCGTGGCTTTTTGCCTGTGCAAATGGAGTTTTGGACTTGCGTACAGGGGAGCTGCGCAAGGGCAAGATGACTGACTGGATCAGCAAGAAAAGCCCCGTGGAATGGCGGGGCATAGATGAGCCCTGCCCTGTATGGGAAAAGGCTCTCTGGGAAATGTTTGAAAACCAGCACAAGATAGATTTTTTAAGGCGATGGTCCGGTTACTGCCTGACAGGAGATATTACAGAGCAGAAGTTCGTCAGCCTGTCTGGAGATGGCCGTAACGGTAAGGGCATATATGCTGAAACCATGCTCAAGATCATGGGCGACTACGCTGGCCCGATCCAGTCGGAAATGCTCATGCAGCAACCCAAGGGCAAATCCGCATCCGGTCCTTCACCGGACATAATGTCTCTTTACGGCCTGCGCATGGCCATGGCTTCGGAGTCGGAGGAAGGAGATAAGTTTTCTGCCTCGCGCATCAAAAAATTTACCGGCAGCGATACCCTGGTGGGCAGACATCCTCACGACAAAATGGAAACCAGGTTCCGCCCCACCCACAAGTTGGTCACCCAGACCAACAACCCCCCGCATGCACAATCGGACGATTTCGCCTTCTGGGAAAGGATTCTGCTATTAACCTTTCCTTTTATGTTTGTGGAGAAGGTCAACCACCCTGCCCATAAGCCAAAGGACTACTTCCTGGCTCAGAAGCTGGAGCAGGAGCTTTCGGGCATCCTGGCCTGGTGCGTCCGGGGTTGCCTGGACTGGCAGATCAGGAGGCTGGACCCGCCGCCTGTAGTCCGGGAGGCCACCGAAGAATACCAGCGCGGCGAAGATCTAGTCCAGGACTGGATTGATGCTCGCTGCTACGTGGAAACAGATCCGGAGCGGGTGTACCAAGTTTCGGCATCCTCGGCGGACTTATACCAGGATTTCGTCAACTGGTACAAAGACAATATCGGCAACCGTCCATTCAGTGGCCAATGGTTCGGCCGGCGTATGGCCAAGAAGTTCAAGCGGGAGAAAAAAGGAGTGGTATCCTATTACGGTATCGGCCTGCTGACTGACTGAGCGTGGAAGATTCTGGAGGATATGGAAGATATATGGAAGATTTAAGCCCATATCCTCCAGACTTTAATTATTTGAAATATAAGGCAAAGATAGTCTTGTCTGGAAGATTGGAAGATATTTTCAGTGAAACTTCTCTTGTTAATTATAAAATATTTTTATTTACTATAAATATCTAAAAATATCTTCCAATCTTCCAAAAAGAGAAAGCAAACAAATAAAAAACAGATATTTATGCCCTGGAAGATATTTGAAAATATCCTCCACATATCTTCCATGTCTTCCAGGGATCTTCCAAAATTATGGTCAACATCTTGGATTTGCTCAAAGAATGCGGACTGGAGCCGCGCAAGATGTCCGGCAGCAAGGGCGGTGAATATCACTGTGCATGCCCCGGCTGTGGGGATGGTGGCAAAGGCCGCAATTCCGACCGTTTCCACGCCTGGCCTGAGCAGAACGACGGCCAGGGCTCCTGGTGGTGCAGGCAGTGCAACCAGGGCGGGGATGTGATTCAGTTTATGCGGGAATTCCAGGGCAAGACATTTAAAGAAGCCGCTTCCAGGGCCGGTAAAAAAGTAGAGGGCCAGGATTATCAGCCATTCAAGACCCCCAGTCGGCCACAAAATGCCAAGCCCCTGCAGGACCTGGCCCCGGAAAAGAGCTCCAGGGAATCTCCTAAGCTCTGGCGCGAAAAGGCGGCCAGGTTTGTGGCCTGGTCCCACGAAAACTTGAAGGCCAACAAGGATCAGCTGCGCAAGCTGGCTGAGCGCGGCCTAAACATCAAGGCCGTGGAAAGGTTCCGCCTGGGATGGAATCCCGGAGAGCGCGGCAGGGATATATTCAGGCCCAGGGATTCGTGGGGGCTGCCGGAGGAAATCAGCGAGAAAACAGGCAAGCCCAAAAAACTGTGGATTCCCCGGGGGCTGGTTATCCCATTCCTGGATGATTCCGGCCGGGTGGAAAGGCTCAGGATCCGCCTGCAGGAAGGTGAACCGAAGTATTATGTTCTGCCCGGCGGGGTCTGTGATCCCATCCCCCTGCTGGCCATGCCATCCACCTGGCCGGGGCAGCATCAGGCTGTAATTGTCTTAGAATCCGAGCTGGACGGGATGCTTATTTCCATGTCCGCTGGAGACGTGGCCGGAGTCGTCGCCCTGGGATCATCCTCTGCAAAACCCAGGCATGAAACGGCGTACCGCATGGTCCAGTCTGCTGCCTGGATCGGACTGGCCCTGGACCGGGATCAGGCCGGGGACGAAGCTCTGGAGTGGTGGCTGGAAAACTACGAGTGCGCCCGGGACATCAGGCCCGAGGGCGTGAAAGATCCGGGCGAGCTCATCGACAAAGGCAGGGATGTCCGGGAATGGGTGCTTTCCTGTCTGCCACCTGCCTGGAGACCTGGACGCATTTCTGTCCTGGAAAGGGGATTTAGGGAGGGGGCAGGACAGCAACCTGAAGATGAGGGAGCCGGGGACAGAGTGCCGGGGTCGGTCATCGAGCTGGCCAGGCTGATGCGCAGGTTCCCGGATGTGCGTCTGGAGGTCCGGGAAAACAGGTGGTCACTGTTTGCGAAAGACGGAAAAGGAAAAGAGATTTATTTTTGGGACTTAAACGACAGGCTCAACGGCAAGCGCCTACACGACCTGTTCTGGTTTGACAGCGACGTGGAAAAATACCTGCTCTCTAAGGGGTACGGTGTATATGGCAAGGACAATATATTGTGATGATTAACCTATATTCTATGGAGGAAAAGTGAAAGCACAGCCAGACTATAAAATGCTTGCAGACGTACTTGAGGATGCCCTGGAGCAGGCCCAGCACGGCAAGGGCCGGGAGCGCCATGCTGCCGGGGAGCCGTTTGAGCAGCAGGAGATCTGCGCAAATGCAAGGGCCGTGGGATTGGGTTATCCCTTGGGGCAGGCCCGGAAAAAAGCCCGTGAGGCCCTGCGCCTGTATCAAAAAATGGGATCAAATGCAGGTGAAGCTGAATGCCTGGGAGCGATCAATTATTTGGCAGCGGCTGTAATTGTTATGCGGGAAAACTCCGGGAATATACCGGAGCACAGATTTTTCAAGGAAGAACAGGAGGAAATATGCAGATAAACGTCAAGTACCTGGACCCGGAAATGCCGCCCCTGGAGGCGGTGGACAAGGGCGACTGGATCGACGCCCGGGCCGTGCATGTCCAGGTAAACGGGGAAAAGATTAACTGGGAACTGAACAAGATGTCCGCCCGTGACGAAATAAAATTCAGCAGCATGGACCGGGTCAAGGTCGGCCTGGGGCTTGCTATGCATTTTCCGCCTGTTTACGAGGCCCATATTCGACCCCGCAGCAGTTTATTTAAGCGCCATGGCCTGCTTATGACCAACGGCCTGGGCGTAATAGACCATACCTACTGCGGCAACACTGATGAGTGGTTCGCCGAGTTTTTTGCAGTGTATGACGGATTTATTTCCCGGTTTGAACGGCTTTGCCAGTGGCGATTGATTGAGCGTATGCCCCGGCCGGAGTTTGTCAGCGTCCAAGATCTGGGCAACCCGTCCAGAGGCGGGCACGGATCCACCGGCCGGGATATGTATATAGAGGCTCAGGAAGACGACGGATTTCAATAGGGAGGCAGTCATGGCAGGATCGCTAAATAAGGCATTGATCGTTGGCCGGCTGGGCCGGGACCCGGAACTCAAGTACACCCAGTCCGGGCAGCCGGTGTGCAATATCTCCGTGGCCACGGATGAGTCTTACAAGGACCAGAACGGGCAGAAGGTGGAAAAAACAGAATGGCACCGCGTCCAGCTGTGGCGTAAGCAAGCCGAATTTGCAGCCAACTACCTGGCCAAAGGAAGGCTTGTCCTGGTGGAGGGCAAGCTCCAGACCCGTAAATGGCAGGACAAGAACGGCACCGACCGCTACGTGACCGAGATTATCGCCCGCAACATTCAGGCCCTGGACAGCAAAAAGGATGGAGGCGGATATGTGCCCGCCCCTGATGACCAGGACGCCCCGCCACCTTTCGAGACCGGTGGAGTTCAAGATGACGAACCGTTTTAAACTGGATTGACGGGATAGTCAATGGATAACCACGAGCGTATATTAAAGAACAAGCTGGAAGCTGTCAGCTATCTAAACCGGCGCGGCTTCAAGGTGGGCAAATCAAAATTTTACGCGGACTGCAAAAAGGGACTGGTGCGCATCCAGGCCGACGGATCTATTCTGGCCGGTGACCTGGAGGCCTATGCCCGCAAGCGCGGCCTGGACCGTCCGGATATGGACGGATCAGATCCGAAAAAAGTTGAAGAGCTGCACGAAGTCAAGTTGCAAAAAGAGATTGAAAAGCTGGACTGGGAAAACAAGCGTCGGGAGTTTGAGTACGAAAAAGAAACCGGCAAATACATCCCCCGCGAGCAGCTTGAGCTGGAATTGGCCTCCAGGGCAGCGGTTTTTGATTCCCAGCTGCGCACAAAGATCCGGGCCGCGGCCAGGGAGTGGACTGCGATAGTCAAGGGCAGCAGCGAATATACCCCGGATCTCATCGATCACGCCCTGGATATGCTGGATCAGGCCATGAATGAGCTTGCCCGCATGGATCGGTTCCAGGTTATATTCGCTGATGAAAACGAGGAAACAACGGAATAATGACCCCTGCCCCTGAGATAACCTACACCCGCAAGCCCGCCTGGCTGCCGGATTCCATCCGGGACCGCATCCGGGCCGGGGAGCGGGTGCAGCATGCCACCGGCTTTTCCAGGCCGGAGCGCCGGGTGCTGCGCAAGCGCAAGCGCCTGCCCATATCCCAGTGGGCGGAAAAGCACCGCTGGGTGCGGGTGTCCAGCCGCGAGGGGCAGTGGTCCAACCGCACCACGCCCTACCTGGCCGGGATAATGGATGCAGTGGGCATGCCTTACGTCCAGGACGTGACCATCTGCGCGGCGCCTCAGACAGGAAAGACCGACATGTCTTATAACTGCCTAGGTTCCTGGATAGACCAGGACCCCGGCCCTGCATTGATAGTATTTGCAGATGAGCAAACAGCGCGGGACGAACTTTCTGAGCGCATCGAGCCCATGATCAACGACTCCCCGCGACTTACTCGGTACAAAACCGAAGCTGCCAGAGACATGACCACCCTGCGATTGCAGTTGCAGCACATGGTCGTGCACATGGCCTGGGCTACATCTGTGGCCCGCCTGGCCACCAAGCCTAAGCGCTACGTGGTATTCGATGAGGTGGACAAGTACCCTCCGGCCTTAAAAAAAGAAACAGATCCCATATCCTTAGGCATAAAGCGCACCCGCACCTACCCCGACGACCGGCGCATTATCCGCATATCCTCGCCCACCTGGGAGCACGGACCCATCTGGCGGTCCATGAACGAATGCCAGGCCACCTTTGCATACTATGTACGCTGTCCGGACTGCGGGCACATGCAGACAATGCGCTTCGGCGACCGCGAAACACCGGGCGGCATTAAGTGGCCCTCGGACGAGCGCGATCCGTCCACCATCGAGACCGAGCGCCTGGCCTGGTACGACTGCGCAGATTGCCGCAGCGCATGGGACGACGCCCGCCGGGACCGGGCAGTTGCCCGCGGCGAATGGAGGTGCATGCAGACCGGCAACGAAATGCGCCGCGAGCTGCAGACATCGCGCCCCTCGCGCATCGGTTTTCACATCCCGGCCTGGCTGTCCACTTTCGTGTCCCTGTCCGAATGCGCCGGGGCCTTCCTGCGCGGCCGGACCAGCAAGACCCTGCTGCGCGACTTTCTGAACGGATACGCAGCCGAGCCCTGGCTGGAGTTTGAGGCCGAGCGCCAGGAGGACCAGATCCTGGCCCTGGCGGATGAGCGGCCCCGCGGCCTGGTCCCGGAAGAGACGTTTTGCCTCACTGCCGCTATCGACACCCAGGACGACGGCTTCTGGTACGAGATCCGGGCCTGGGGACACGGATTCGCCCTGGATTCCTGGCAGGTGCGCGAGGGCTTTGTCCCGGCCACCTGGCACAAGATGGCTCCGGAGGATATGCAGAATCGTCCCTGGATGTATCATCAGGCCTTTGACCCTGTGCGCAGGATTCTCTGGGAGGATCAGTATTTTGATGCGCAGGGCAACGAGTACACCGTGGCCCTGGCCGCAATAGACGCCATGGGACACCGCACCAGCGAGGTTTATGATTTCTGCCGGGCGCACCGGGGCAAGATTTACCCCGTCCAGGGCATGCGCAACCGTTCCAACCGGCCCTATAAATACAGCAAACTGGACAGCTATCCCGGCAGCAACAAGGCCATTCCGGGAGGCCTGTCCCTGCTGCAGCTTGACGTAAACCACTACAAAGACGAGCTTTCCGGCCGCCTGCAGATCTCGGCCATGGACCCCGGAGCATGGAGGCTGCACAGTGAGACCAGCACAGACTGGGCCAGGCACCTGTGCGCAGAGTATCTCGACGAAAAGACCGGGCGCTGGGCCTGCCCGTCCAACCGGGCCAACCATGGCTGGGACTGCTCCGTGTACAACCTGGCCCTGGCCGACATCCTGGGCGTAAAGTTCCGCAGCAGTCAGGGCATGGAGCAGGAGCAGAAAAAGCGCAAGAGCTCCGCGCGCCGGCAGACCAACAATCCCTATGTGCAGGGATCAAACCCGTTTGCGAGGGGGTAATGGATAGAGCAATCATGATGCTGGCCAAGGCCGTAAAAAATGCTAAGGACGGCGTGACCTACGACGTCAAAAGCGGAGCCGCCTGCCCGTACTGCGGACAAAAAACCAGGGTCCAGACCACCAAGCCCTGGATGGGCGACTGCCGCATCAGATACCACAAGTGCGAAAATACCCGCTGTGCCCTGCACGTAGTGGACGAGACCATCCGCTCCTGGCAGGAGGCGTGAGTATAAGCCCGGATTGGTTCCGGGCTTTTTCATATCTTCTCAAAAAATCCTGCGTAAACTTTTCTTATTTTATGACCAGTCCCATGACTTTGCCCTGAGCATTGTGTCATGTGTCGGTCATGTCTGACATAAATCAACTCAAAGAGGACCTGGAAATATATCGCCAGGCCCGGTCAAAGGTGCTCGCCGGCCAGGAATACACCATAGGTTCCAGGCGGCTGCGCCGTCCTGACCTGGCCGAGATCGAAAAGCAGATCCGGGCCCTGGAATACCGCATTGCCATTTTAAAGTCCGGCGGCCGGGTAAAGACAGCCCGCCCGGTCCTTGGAGGTGTGCATGAATAGGTGGACCCGGGCCATGTCCAGCCTCATCGGGCTTTTTGCCCCGGAAAAGGCCATAAAGTACGCAGCCGGACGGCAGCGCCTGGCCCGTTACACCGGATACGGCGGAGCTTCCCCTGAAGGCCCCAACAAAGCCTGGCGCCCGGTGAACAGATCCGAGGACGCCCTGCTGGCCAAGGACCGCGAGGCCCTGATGGCCCGCGCCCGGGACCTGGAGCGCAACTCCGGACACATATCCGGAGCCATATCCAAGATAGTCAATAATGTCGTTTACACCGGCATGTACCCCCAGGCCAAGCTGGCCACCTCCGACGGCAAGAAAAGAGACCAGGAAAACAAGCGCATCAATAAGGCCTGGAAAAAATGGGCCGAGTCCAGAGAGGTGCAGTTTTACGAGGTCCAGGACCTGGTTCTGCGCCACCTGTGGATAGACGGCGAGGTCCTGGTGCACAAGTATTTTGACCGCGACCTGTACAACCAGGGCCTGTGCCCCTTGGCCCTGGAGGTGCTGGAAGCGGATTTCCTGGACTCCACTCTGACCACGGAAAACTCCCAGAACGGCAACCGCATCAAGCAGGGCATCGAGTACAACAAAAAGGGCCGCCCTGTTGCTTACCATATATTCAAGGAACACCCCGGCGAAATCGGGCCTTTTGCCCGCATGGCCTGGGGCGCTGAGCGCCGCAGGGTCCCGGCGGAAAACATGCGCCATATCTTTTTCCGCAAAAGGGCTTCCCAGTCCAGAGGCGTGTCCTGGATGTCCTCCATTATCATGGAGATGCGCGACTTTTCAGAATACCAGAACTCCGAGCGCATCGCCGCCCGCCTGGCCAGCGCATTCGGTGCTTTCGTGGAAAGCCCATACCCGGAGCACCAGTACCAGCACCCTCTCTTCGGAGATAATGAAGCCCCCAGCGTAAATGACATCCCCAGCTACTTAGAGCCGGGACGCATCGACGTCCTGCCTCCGGGCATGAAAATAAACGTGGCCCAGTACAACCGGCCGGGCGACTCTTACGAGCCGTTTACCAAGACATCGCTGAAAAGCGCCAGTGCCGGCACAGGCATTTCCTACGAGAACTTCTCCAACGATTACGAGGGCAGCACTTATTCCAGCGCCCGCCAGGCAATTCTCGAAGAGCGCCGGGGTTATCGCAAGATGCAGTGGTTTCTGGTGCGCAATTTTTTAAACTGGGTCTGGAAATCCTGGATAACCGACGCCCACGTATCGCGCATTGCCGGGAACATCCCGGAAGAGGTCCCGGTATCCTGGCGCCTGCCCGGATGGGACTGGATAGATCCGCAAAAGGACGCCCGGGGAGCTCAGCTGGAGCTGGAGATGCAGATTACCAACCGCCGCCGCCTGGCTGCCCAGCGCGGATTCGACTGGGACGAGGACATTGAAGACCTGCAGGAAGAAGAAGAAATTTTGCGGGAAAAAAATATAAAGGAGGCAGAAGAAGATGCCTGATATAGCAACCATTTTAAAAAGCCGCGGATCATCGGCCCTGTCCAACCCGGACGCCCTGCGCAGCCTGCGCGGTGATGACCAGTCACCCAAAAACGGCGGCCGGGATATCGTGGCCCGCACCGGCCAGGGGTCAGATCGCACCGCGGAAATCTATCTGTTTGACGTCATCGGGTGGCCCTTTATCGAGGCCCAGGATGTTGTCAGTGCAGTGCCCCCTGATGTGCAGCAGATAAACGTGCACATTAACTCCCCTGGTGGGGATGTTTTCGAGGGGCTGACCATTTACAACTGGCTAAAGGAGCACTCTGCACAGGTAAACGTGCGCATTCACGGCCTGTGCGCCAGCATAGCCACTATTGTGGCCATGTCCGGCAGCCGGGTGAGCATGCCCGCGGCCAGCTTTTTCATGATCCACGACCCCTGGGCGCTAATGGTGGGCAGCGCAGAAGACCTGCGCAAGGAAGCCGACCTGCTGGAGCAGATCGAGGACGTCCTGGCCGGGATCTATGCCGGCAAGTGTGACAAGGAAAAAAACCAGATCCGCTCCTGGATGCACCAGGAAACATGGTTTTCCGGTGAGCAGGCTGTAGAAGAAGGCTTTGCCGACGAACTGGTCCAGGACGACGGCCAGCGGGACGCATCTGTTTTCAACCTGTCTGTTTTTGGAAAGGGTCCGGAAAATTCTGGATCAACATATAAACGAGCGGCCCAGGCCCTCGAAAAACAAAATCATTCAACGGAGGAAGCTATGAATGAGGAACTTAGAAAACTGTTAGAGGCAAAGGGCCTGGATAAAAACGCCACCGAGGAACAGGCCCAGAAGTTTTTGCAGGACACCCTGCAAAGAGGCGATCTGGACAGCGACGACCAGGACAGGATCCAGGCCCAGGCCAAAAAGGATGAGAAAAAGCGGCAAAAAGAGATCCGCAACGCCTGCCGCGTGTCCAACCTGGGCGAGGATTTCGCCGAAGAGCTCATCGACCAGGACCTTACCCTGGACCAGGCTCGGGAAAAGATCTTTGCCAAAATGGAAGAGATCAATCCGCCCGTGGGCGCAGGCCGCATTGAGCCCGGCAACACCGCCGGTGAAAAATTCCGGGCGGCCGCAGTTGACGGCATGCTCATGCGCGCCGGGGTACGGGTGGAAAAGCCCGCATCCGGAGCCAGTGACCTGCGCGGATATGACTTGTCCGCCATCATCCGGGAGAGCCTGCACCAGTCCGGATTCAATGTAAGTCACCTGAACTCCCGCAGGGCAGTGGCCGACTTTGTTTTCCGCTCCCGCCAGGCCGGACTTACCAACAGCGATTTCCCGGAGATTTTCAAGGACGTGATGCACAAGAGCCTGCTCCAGGCCTATCTTGAGTATCCGGCCACCTGGAGGCCCTTTGTGACCACCACTACTGCCAGCGACTTCAAGGATCAGTATGGAATATCCTTGTCGAATGCTCCGGATCTCAAGCTGGTAAACGAGGCCGGCGAATACCAGTACGGCACCCTCAAGGAGCAGCAGGAAAATTACCGCCTGTACAAGTACGGCCGTATGCTCCAGCTGACCTGGGAAATGATCATAAACGACGACATGCGCGCGTTTACGAGATTTCCTCAGCTCATGGGCGCTGCAGCCAGGCGCAAAGAGTCTGACCTGGTGTACAACCTTATCACCAGCAACCCGGAAATGAGCGACGGAAACGACCTCTGCCACTCCAATCACGGCAACCTGCGCAGCTCCGGCGGGCACGTATCCCAGTCCGAACTGCAGGAAATGCGCAAGCTGATGCGCAAGCAGACCGGCCTGCACGGTGAACACATCGACGTGCGCCCAGCTTTCCTCCTGGTTCCCGTGGAGCAGGAGACCGATGCCGAGGTTGTCCTCCGTTCCCGGGGCAGCACTGATGACGACAAGAACAGCGCTGTTATAAATCCATTCTTCGGCTCTTTGCAGCCCATTGCCGAGCCCAGGCTGGACGACGACTCCAGCGACAAGTGGTACGTCATCGCTGACCCGTCCATGATTGACACCATCGAAGTGGCCACCCTGGAAGGCTACGAAGGGCCGACCATAGATGAGCGCGAAGAGTTTACCAACGACGCCATCACCTGGAAGGTCCGCCATGTATTCGGCTGCGGCGTGATGGACTGGCGCGGTTTTGTCCGCAACGACGGTGCATAGATTAAGTTGTGTAGGGGCGGAAGATCTTTCGTCCCTACAACCTAAAAATAATTTTTGGAGGTAAAGAAAATGGCTAAGAATAAAGTTTTTGACGGAGATGTCGTCACTATAGAAAAGGCCAGCGTGGAGTCCGGGGATATTGTAGTGGAGAACTACTTGAAGGGCGTGGCGCTGACAGATTCCGATTCCGACGACAAGGTCCAAGTTGCAAACAAGGGAGTGTGGGAGATTAAAGTTAAAGCCCACGATGGATCAAGCGACTCCAAGGTCGAAGTAGGGGATAAACTTTACTTTGATAGCTCCGAGGATCGTTTGGACAAAAACGACAGCGGCACTTTCTTTGGGATTGCATTGGAAGAGGTTAGTGAAGGCGAGGAAGAGGACGCCCAGGTGATGATCGTCCAGGGCTAACATAGCCCTGCCCTGCATCGGCATTGCCTTTGAGGACGCAGATACAGGGGCAACCACCTGCTTGGTAAAAATCAACGTCGGCATATAACCTAACCGCTTCAC